TTCGCGAGCGGAAGGCGAAGGTTGCACCGGTTCAGGTGGCCGGTCGGGACGCGAGGGATGTTCGGTTCAAACGCGGGGAGGTGTTCATACCTGGATTCAGGTGGGTGGTAAAGTCTGAGATTCTTGGATGGCTTCAGCAGATATGAAACGCGACCTGAGAAGGTGGACCCCGGAGCGGGCGATGTTCAGGTGCGCTTACGACGCCCTGAGCTACGTTGATTGGAGCACGGACGGTGGCGGGTTTTGGGCCTCTATTCTGGACAGTATCACCGATGTCCTTGTCCTGGCTTTGCACAATGGGGTGAGGTGGGCTCCGATGGTGAAGCGGGCCAAAAGTCTAATCCAACGGGCTCAGGAGCAGGCAAACGAGATGGACACTGATACGAAATCGGCTCTGGTGCGGGCTCGGGCATGGCTTCAGAAATGCGAGGATGTCCCTCGGATGAAGGAGTTCATGGAATCGAGTTCTTAGACTTGACGGTGGCATATATGGTGCTATAGTCAAACCCATGAACGAACGAATTGCTTCTTACGACATCAGGGACCGAAAGACTGGGAAATTGCTTGTGAGCAACGTGCTCCTTCCGGTCAGGGAGGTTGAGTCGAAATCGTGTCTTGGGCCTGAGGGTTTTTTCTGCGCCGACGAATTCGGTGAGTTGGTGGCTTGCGGTTTGGCGGGCATGGTGGTTTATGCGGAGGAGGTATGAGCTTTGAACCGAGAGTTCGATTCAACTGGGGTTACTGGGACGGGGCGGCAGGCAGGGTGTTGACCTCGGTCCGGGGTGAGAGCGTGAACCTGGACGAATTCGCTGAGACTCACTTCGACCCGATTTACGGGGCGGGATTCGCGGCGGGGCTCGCTGACATGCGAGCCGGGACGGTGAAGGAAACGAGCGACGATGCCTGGGCTCGGCACGTTGAAATGGACGGTCGGGCAAGGATGAACCGGTGAACGAAAGGAACGAACGAATGAAAACGGTTGTGGACAGTAAGCGGGGGTGCGGGTGGCGGAAGGAGGGCGGGCTCTACTTGGTGAGCGGTGGCATCATGGCCAGTTGCGGCCGAATGCCGATTCCATTGGACCGATGCCCGGTGTGCGATTGCGGAATGAAGCCGAGTCGGGGGTGGCAGTGGTTCAACCCTCGACCGTTTGCGGAAAAGAAACTGTGTGAGACTCCGGAGCGGTGCGAGTTCTGTCCGATGGGCGGGGCGATGCCGGACAAGGCGGGGCTGCTTTGGATTGGCGAGGCGTTCTACAAAACGCCCGACATCTTCCTTGAGGAGGCGCGTAAGCAGGGCGTTTCCCGGCGCGTCAAAGCCGTACCGCGAGGCTTCGAGGTTGGGAAGACCTGGGTCTACTTCGCGCACCGAAAAGCTCTTCCTGGGCCTGTTGGCGAGGACGGCGAGGCCACGTTTACGCCGGGGTTGGTCTTCGCGTTTCGCCCGTCGGAGGTGCAGTACGTGACGAGTGGCAAGGAGTCGGACGAGGAGTTGGCCGGAATGGAGAAGCGCGGGATTACTCCCGTGCGGGTGGTGCGGGAGGGGGAGCTTGATTTGCAGAGTGGTCAAAGCCTCGCTGAGTGATACTTCCGGCTCCATACTCGGTTGGTGGATTGTTCGAGGCATGCCGTGGCGCTGGGATTGGCGACCCGGCTGCCTTCATCAAGTCGAAACGGATGGACGTGTTCGATTGGCTCAAGGGAGCGTTTCCAAGGGGCGGGTTGCCGTCAGACCTGGATGGAGTCGTTGAGTTGAACGGGTGGTTTTTGGTGTTTGAGAACAAGGACGAGTCCGTGTTGAAAGACGGCTCGGTGAAGGTTGGGCAGGCGTTGTTGTTGTCGAGACTTGTGGACATGGGCCGGTTCTTCGTTGTGGTCATCGGTTACGACAAGGAGAACCGGGCGAGTTGTTACCAGACAATCGACCTGGATTGGGGATGGGGGCCTGTTGTGAACGCAACGCCGGCGGAGGTTTATGAACTTTGCCGGGCCTGGGCGACCTGGGCAGAACGGCAACCGAGGATGAGAAGGGTGATTGAGCCATGATTGAGAACAGACTGCCGATTGAGGACTGCCTGAAGGCGATGCGAGCCGAGAAGGCTAAACGGGTGAACGTCTACCGGAAGTGGGTTGCTGAGGGCAAGATGACTCCGGAGCGTGAGGCAAGGGGGCTTTTGGAGATTGACTCAGTGGTGGACTTCCTGGAAGCAATTGAGGCAATCGACCAAGCCGGCAAGAAGCTGTGTGCCCTGGCCGGGATTCAGGTGAAAGGTAATCAGTGAACACAAACACGCTTCCTGGCATTACGTGTCCATTGTGCGACTACTCGGAAGGTGGGCCGTTTTCTATCAGCATTCACGGCGAGGTGTTCGTTGAGGACATCAACGTCCCAAACGGAAGACTGACAAGGGCGGTTGGGATTCCCCTGCTTTGTAGTTCGGGGCACATCTTCGTTGTGCGCCTTGGGCAAACGTCGGAGAAACATCCATCATCAGGGATGGCCTGTTCAAGGGTTGTGCTTTGGGTGGACAGGGTTGGGCATTGTTCGAAACCGTTTTGAGGTATGAGCAAGGTTCGCGGCAAGTTGGGGATGGAGGTGTTTGACGCTTCGGTGAAACGGCTCTATGACGAGTACGCTGCCGGGCATCGAATCGTCGTTGGTATCTCAGGGGGTAAAGACTCAACGGTGACGCTTGAGCTTGCCGTAATCGCGGCGGGCATGGCGGGCCGGCTCCCGGTCGAGGCGTGCATCCAAGACGAGGAGGCCGCTTACCCGGGCACGTACGAGTACGTCGAGCAGTTGGCGCAACGCACTGACGAGGTCAAGGTCGACTGGCTTGTCTGCAATCAGGCGATGGTGAACAAGTTCAACCGGGGCAATCCCTACTGGTGGGTGTTCGACCCGCAGCTTGACCCTGGCGAATGGATGCGGAAACCGCCTTCCTGGGCTCGCACGATTCCTGATAAGTCGATGTACACCATGATAAACCCTCGGACATTTCCGGTTGCCGAGGGCCAGCGGCTCTACGCCTGCATCGGTCTGAGAACGTCCGAAAGCGTCAACCGCAAGTTCGCGGTGTTCTCCTCGGGTGGCCACATCGCGAAGCCGAATTCGGCAGGGGCCTGGAAGTTGCGGCCGATTTACGATTGGGAGGACGGCGACATCTGGCGTGCAATCAAGGAATCGAAGTGGGCCTACAATCCGGCTTACGACGTGTTCTGCCGGGCGGGCATGCGGGGCAAGGACCTGCGAATCGGTCCGCCCACGATGGCCTTCGCGGCTTTGAAATGCCTCCGGGTGGCGGCTCAGGCGTGGCCAACGTGGTTCGACCGGCTGTGCCAACGGTGCCATGGGACCCGGATGGCGGTCAACTTTGGGCTCCGTGCGCTTACCCCGCAACGCAAGGCAGGGGAGACGTGGGAACAGGTGTTCACCCGGGAGTGCATCGACAAGGCGGTTCCCTGGATTCGGGAGCGTTCGGAGTTCCTGCGAAACCGGATACTGACCAAGCACTCCTCGCACAGCACGGCTCCATTCCCGGAGGTGAAGCCGTGTTACCTGTGCAACTACCAAGGCTTTGGGTCCTGGCGTGTGATGGCCATGAAGATGTTCGACGGAAACCCGTTCTCGATGGGGTCTCATCTGTTGAAGGATGTCCCGCCGGAATTCTTCCGGGCGGGCGCTGGTGATTGGGAGGTAGCATGAGGATAAGCGCGGCAATCATGCACGCGGACTGGATGCCTGAGCGTCGGGCATGGGCTACCGGGTTGGCCATGGGTCTTGCTCGGTCCGGAGTCAACGACGTGCGAATCGTCAAAGCGGTCAAGGGTGCCGGGGTGTGGCACACGGCGAAAGCCTGTTGGCTTTACGGGATGCAGTCGGGGGCCGACTGGCATCTGGTGACTCAGGATGACGTCGAGTTCGGCTCTGGCCTGGGCGGTGCGTTGAAGACGATTGCCGGACTCATCGGTGACAAGGGCATCATGAACCTGTTCACCATCGGCAGGGATTCGGACATAGCTGCCAGAGCGCAAGCAGAGTGGATTGTTCAACCGGGCGGTGTCTCTGGACAGGGGACGCTTGTTCCGGTCGGGTTGATTCCTGGATTCCTGGCCTGGGCGGCTGAGAAGACTGTGCCGGGGCAAGGGCACGATGACGTGCGGCTTGCGTGGTACATGGTGACCCGGAGGCCGGACCTGTTGTGCTACGCCCACCGATTGAGTCTGGCGAATCATGTTGGGCAGTGGGCGAGCACGATTGGTCACAACGGACTGAGCAACGCCGGTGTGGTGGTGAAGGACGCCGGCGGGATAGACTGGGCAAAGGGTTTCGACAGACCGGTGAGGATTGGCCCGTGGGTGCGATGCGCCTTCGGGGTGAGTAAAAAGTTCTGGAAAAACGATGAGATAGCAAAGGACGAGAATGAGCGATGGCGACAAACTGTCGGTAGCAACGCAAAAGGCGGTGACGGCAAAACGGCTCAAGGCGATAGAGTCCAAGACGGCAAAGCAGGTCGAGAAGAAGAACAGCGTCCTGCGGACTCTTAAGGTGACCGAGGTGGCGGTGGGAGAGTTGCAGGCGAATCCTTACAATCCCAATCGGCAGTCGGAGCATGACTTCGAGTTGCTGATTTCGTCCATCGAGGAGGACGGTTTCACTCAGCCAATCGTGGCGGTCCGGTGCGGCGACACGCACATCGCAGACCCGAAACTGAGCGTGTTCAAGGTGGGCGATTTGGTCATCGTGGACGGCGAGCACCGATGGCGGGCGGCTCAGACGCTGGGGATGGCCAAGGTGCCGGTGGTCATCACTGACATGCGACCGGAGCAGATGCGGATTGCGACCCTGCGCCACAACCGGGCTCGGGGGTCGGAGGACATGATGCTTGCGGCGGACGTCCTGAGGGACCTGCAAGAGCTAGGGGCGATGTCCTGGGCCAAGGACTCCCTGATGCTCTCGGACGAGGAAATCAACCGGATGCTGGAAGAGACCTCAGCTGCCGACAAATTGGCGGGAGATAGCTACTCGGAAGCGTGGCAACCTACCGACAAAATGGCGGGAGCTTCGTCCGGTGAGGCAACGGACCTTGGCGAGTCCACGGCGTCAACAACGGCGGCGGCGGTTGAGGCGCAACGGACCATGGAGGCCAAGCTGCAACAGGCGAAGTCGGACGAAGAGAAAGCCATGATTCGAAAGGACTCGGACGTCCTGCGGTTGCAGTTCATCCTGACCGGTGCCGAGGCGGTGGCGGTGCGGGCGGTCCTAGGCTCCAAGCCGGCTCAGAATCTGGTCGCCATCTGCCGGTTCCTGGAAGGCAAAACGGACGCGGTCCCCAACTACTTGGCGTGAGGTGGTTATGCTGATGATTCCGTGTGAGCTTCGACCGTCTGGGATTGACGGTGTGGGGGTGTTTACCTTGGTCGACATTCCCAAGGGGGCCTTGGTCTGGCGGTTCGACCCGACTGTGGACCGGCTCATCGCGAGGTGCTACCTGGAAAGCCTCACGGGGCCGGCTCGGGATTTCATGTTTGGGCACGCCTACGAGTCGACGAAGCGGGCCGGGATGTGGGTGCTCTGCGGGGACATGATGGGCTACCAGAATCACGCTTCGGTCCCAAACTGCGTCGACGTCCTGGTTGAAGGGGACGAGGAAAACGACACGGTGGCTGCCTGCGACATCCCGGCGGGGACCGAGTTGACTGGGAACTATCTGGACTTCGACGCAAACGCGATTCTGAAACCGTTCGTGAGGGTGCGATGATGAACGAGTCTACGTCGGTGATGTGGTGCAACTCGCAGTCGGATTTCCCTGGGTCTGACTATCTCATCAGAGTTCGTGACCGGGATGCTCGCGAGCTTAAGGTGGGGGAGCGGACGTCAAACCTTGGGTTTATTCCTGAGCCAGACCTGCAAGTTGTGAAGATGGATTGTGGAGACGGGCGCGAGCGCCTGTTCTTCAGGGAAACAGGGTGGGTGAAACGGGTTGCTGGAGGGTTGACGTGGCATGAGGAGCGACCGCTTTGGCTTCGGGTCGAGTGACTACACGGGGGCCTGACCCTCAGATTCCTCTTGCGGGCGGCTTGCCGGCGGGGGTAAAGGTCGAGAAGCTCCGGTTGGCCGGGGCTTCCGATGAAAGACTCAGTTCTCACACATCCGCCATCCGAGGGGATGGCAAAACTCTTCCAAGCAAGGGACGGTTTCTCACTCCTCCCGGGCGAGACTCCGAAGCGTTACGAGTGGTTTCTGACCTACTGCGACCTCGGCGTTGACCGGTCCCTGCCAGCAGTGGCCAAGCTTCATGGGGTGAACGTGACCACGATTCGGAGGGTTGCCCGCAAACTGCGGTGGGTTGTCCGGGTGGCCAAGTATGACGCCTGGATTTACGACCTGCGGCAGCAGGCGGTCCTCGAAGCGATAGAGAGGGTGACGCGGAAGCATCAGCAGAAGGAGGCCACCATCAAGGAAAGGGAGTGGACCCTGGGCGAGGCGCTCTACGCCAAAATCGAGCAGATGCTCAAGGTGCCGGTGCTGAAGCAGAGCAAGCGCGAGGTGGTTAACAAGCGGGAAGACAAGGACGCGGAAGGGCGGACGGTGACCATCCACGAACTCATCAACGAGACGGTCCTCAAGCCGGCCAATTGGAGTATGAGCACGATTGCGGAACTGGCAAACGTGTGCTCGAAGCTCATGCGGATGAGTGCGGGTGAGCCGGTGACCAAGTTGGACGTGACTGCTCATCTGGACCCGGAGGCACTCAAAGCCGTAGCGATGGACGAGGAGGATTCGAAAAGGATGGAAGATGCTTACCTTGCCATGCTCAGAAGCCAAGTGGAGTCCGGACAACCTAAAATTACAGTCCTCAAGCCGGGCGAAAAACTCAGCGGTCCGCCGGGCGGCGGCTGAGTCGTTGGAGTTCTACGTCAGGGTGTGCGACCCGGGGTTTATCGTCTCGGGGTTTCACCGGGCTCTGATGCAGTTGCTTGAGGAGGTGGCTTCAGGGGCCCGGAAACGCCTAATTATCTCGGTGCCCCCTCGCCACGGGAAGAGCCGGTTGGTGACTCAGGAGTTGCCGACATGGATGTTCGGGTGGGGGAGGTCTATCAACGTCATCTGCGCTTCGCACACATCGGACCTGTCGACCACTCACTCGCGGCTGGCCAGAAAGCGAATCGAGTCGAAGGAGTACGCTGCGGCGTTTCCGGGGGTGAGCATCGACCCGACGTCGAGGGCCTCAGGTGATTGGTCGACAACGAACGGTTGTCATTACCGGGCGGTTGGGGTGGCCTCATCACTGACCGGGCATGGAGCGGACGTCCTCATCATCGACGACGCCCACAAGGATTACGAGGAAGCGCACAACGCGGCGGCGAGGGACCGGGTGTGGCAATGGTTCCTGTCAACGGCGTTCACGCGGTTGAGTTCCGAGGGGCGCATTCTCATCATCGGGACGAGGTGGCACTCTGACGACCTCATTGGGCGCATCGTCGACCCAAGCCGGCAGGCGGAACTGGCGGAGGCGGGAATCGACCCGTCGGAAGAGTGGGCAGTGGTTAACCTGCCGGGCATCGCGGAGGAGGGCGACCAACTCGGCCGTAAACTGGGGGAGGCGCTGTTCCCTCAACTGTTCCCGGCGAACAAGGTCAACGCGATTATGACCATGATTGGTGACTACCTCGCCAGCGCCATGTACCGAGGAGAGCCCAAAGTTCTTGGCGGAAACCTGATGAAGGCTCAGAACGTCATCGTGGTCGAGCGGGATGCGGTGCCGGCGGAGTTGCGGCTCTGCCGATTCTGGGACTTGGCCACGTCCGAGGATGACATGGCGCACTTCACAGCGGGGGCCTTGTGTGGGATGGACGAGTCGGGACGATTCTGGATTCTGGACATCACGTACGGGAAATGGGAGTGGGCACACGCGAAAGCCGTCATCGCCGGCAAGGGTGAGGCCGATGGGTGCATGGTGGGCATCGAGGCGGTTGGGGGATTCAAGGTGGCGTTCAGCGAGGTCAAGGCGCTTCTCCTGGGCAAGGTGCCGTTGAAAGAGGTGGCGGTGGCGCATGACAAGGTGACCCGGGCAATCCCGTGGATGAGTGCGACGTCGACTCGACAGGTGATGATGGTTAAGGCTTCGTGGAATGTGGAGTTCATGAAGGAGGCAACAGAGTTCCCTCGGGGCGCGTACGATGACTTGGTGGACTCGGTTTCTGGGGCTTGGCACTTGTTGAAGACGTATCGACCGGTGCTCATCGCCTGAGCTTTCGGCTTGCCAAACGTTCGCGGCAGTTCCAGAAGTCGGGCATGTTTGGCAAACTCCTCAGCGGTATCTTCACTTCGTGGGGCTTGGGAATCGAAAAGTCGGAGGTTGCCGGTGCGAGTGTTCAGGTGACGGCTGGCGCTCAGTTGAACCGCTTCATCGACTACGAGTCTTATCTGGTCGCCGGGCTCAACAAGATTTGGGCGACGTTCGCAGCGTGCGACATCAAGGCGAAGACCATCATGGACCAGCCTTGGGGTGTTTATCGAACCGGTGGGCAGGAGCCGGTCGAGGTGAAAGGGTTGACCGACCTGCTTCGTGTCCCAAACCAGTTCTATACGTTCTCAGACCTGATTTACGAATCGGTCATGCATCACTGCCTGACAGGTTCATCGTTCATCTTCAAGGTCGCCAACGGACCTGGGGGAAAGCCGGTTGAACTCTGGCCGTTGAATCCGAAGCGGGTGAAGATATTCGTGACGACCAGCGGCATGTTGGCCGGGTACGTCTACACCAACGAGCAGGGGATTCAGGTGCCGATGGAACTGGACGAGGTCATCCATATTCGGCGACCGCATCCCAATAAGATGTGGTGGGGGCTTGGCGACATGGAGGCAGCGGAACCTCTGTTCAACAACTTCCTGAATCGGGCTCAGTGGGAGGACCAAGTCTGGCGCAACGGAGCAACGCCATCGGGCGTGATGACGAACAAGGATTGGACGGGTGACCAAAAGGAGTTGGACCGACTCAAGGAGAAGTTCAAGCGGGAGTACCAAGGCACGGAGAACGCCGGCAAGGTGGCTTTTGTGACGGGGGCCTGGGAGTACGAGAAGATAGGGATGACGGCTGAGGAAATGCAGAACGTCGAGAACAGCAAATGGACCGTTGACCAGATATTCTCGCAACACGGTGTTCCCTTGTCGGTGGCCGGGCTTCGTGACTCGGCGAACTACGCCACGGCGGAAATCGACCGGGTGCGTTTTCGCACGATGACAGTGAAGCCGCTCCTGTCCTGGTACGAGCAGACACTGACCTCCGACCTCGCGGCGATGTTCGGCGCTTACGAGTTCCGCTTCACCAAACAAGGGTTGGTTGCGGTGGGCGAGGTGGCGGAAGCTTACACTCCGCTCTTCGACCGAGGGGTGCTTTCAGTGAACGAACTGCGGGAGGCCATCGGTCTGGCTCGGAAGGATGACCCGGTGTTTGACCAGCACTTTATGAACGCCGGGCTTGTCCCGCTCGACCTCGCAGGTGTGGCGGCTCCGGACCAAACGGGGCGTCAGGCTCAAGAACAGGTGTCTCGATTCCTCACTTCTCATGTTGGCAAGAATGGAGAGCGGTAAGTTCGGGCGTCGACTCAACGCCTGGGCTCAAAGCTTCCTACTGGCCGGCAAGTCGATGCAGGCTCCAGCGGGCGGGTGGACTGCGAGGAGCTTCGCGACCGAGGGGCCTGGGGTGGTGCGCTTCCTTCATCGAAACGCTCAAGTCTCATGGCGTCGCAACGTGCCGGCTCTGGCGCGTGCCATCTCCCAGTTGGTCAAGGACCGAGTGTCGGTCATGGTCGAGACCGCGACCGGTGGCAGGGTGAAGGGGGCGGTGGAAGTTCAACTGCCGAATGATTTCGAGTTGTGGGCGGAGGCGTTGCGGACGGCGTTTGACGAAATCGGTGTTGAGGCCACGGTCGACTTGGTGAAGCCGATTCAGTCGACACTTGGGCAGGGATACAGTCGGACGGCGAACACAACCGGGGCGGTGGTGCGCTCATCGGCAAATCGCACTCTGGCCAACGAGGCTCAAGGGATAGCTCGACGCATCGCACGCATTGACGAGAACACTCGGGACATCTATGAGCGGGCCATCCGCAAGGCGTTGGACGAAGGATTGCCGGCTCTTGAGACGGCGCGTGTGCTCAAGAGGACAATCCCGGAATTGGCGGACTCGCGAGCGACCACGATTGCGAGGACCGAGTTGAGCAGAGCCTACAATCAGGGGGCAATCGCAGCCATGAAGGCGACGCCTGGGCTCACGCACATTTCGGTCATCGGATGTCAAAGCCGTGAGAAGGAGCGATGGAATAGTCCATCATATCAGCAGTTCATGTACAGGGGGGAGTCGACGTGCAACATTCAGCACGTCCCAATCGAGGACGCGGAGGAGTTGAACTTCCATCCAAACCACACGGGCACGATTGTCCCTGATTCGTTCGCGGACGAGGCTCCCTCTGCCGGACCTACCGTGCAGCCGCAACCGCCGGCGGGGCGGGGGACTGCCCCTGGGACGGTCCCTCGCCTTCCTCCAGCTGAGTCAATCGCGGAGCCGAAACCAAAGCCGGCGCTGGGCCAGAGCCTTGGGATTCATCCTGGCGACACTCTCGACACTCCTCTTGCGGGGCAACCGGTGTTGCGCGGACAGGTCACGCTCGATTCGTTCAAGGACGCTGAGGGGAACTGGTCGGGTGGACCGTGGGTCGAGGATGACTGGGCGAAAATCATCGGGCTCAAACCGATGGAGTTCGCTGACGAGATGTTCGGCAACATGCCAAAGACGGTGAACGGCGCGAGGTTCGAGCGCAATATGGGCAAGCTCGACACAAGCGTGAGAGTCAATCAGACGACCAAGGCGATTGACCGGGCTGAGATATCTGCAAGCGCGGTGTTCTCCAACGGACGCGGGGACCGGGCGACCGTTATGCGTCAGTTCACTTGGAAACGCGGCGAGGGTTGGAGTGTCTATCACGATTTCTTCGAACTGACCGGAGGGATTCAAGGAGCGGGCATCGCGAAGCAGGTCATCGGTCGGCAGATGTCGCTTTACCAACGGATGGGGGTCAAGAAAATCACCGTCTACGCTGCGCTCGACCGAGGAGGTTACGCCTGGGCTCGGTATGGATTCCTGCCGGCGGACGTAGACGAGTGGCGGAGAATCAAGGGCCGCTTGCGATACGCCATCGACAACATGAACGAGGCGGTAATCGACCCGGAGGTGACAGGAACTACCTGGGCCAAGGTGAAAGCCGCGCTTGAGAAGATTCTGGAATCGGACAACCCGGAAACCCTATGGCAGATTTCAGACCTGCGGATGCCTACGACTCACATGGACAAGAACGATAAGCCGATGAGTCTGGGGAAGGTGCTTCTCTCCGGGGAATCGTGGCACGGAGAGTTGAAGTTGAGTTCGACGAAGCAAATGGCCCGCTTCCAGGCGTTCGTCAAGCCAAGGTCTTAGGGTCGGGGAGGTACATCGCGGCGGCAACCACGGGGTCAACACCGTTGGCGATTGCTGCGACCATGGATTGCTTCTGCTGACTGACCTTTTCCGACTCTGGGATTGTCTCCTCGATAGCATTGTGGAGGTCTTCATCACTCTTGCCCTGGGCCAGTTCATGTTTCGGCATAGGCAAAACCTGCCGCATGTAGGGCTTGACTTCTAGGCAAAAAGAGCCAGAAGGCGGGAAAACGGTGCGGCCATGAGAATCAGAATCGTCAGAACGAGGAAAGGCGCGGACCGGGTCATCATCACTCCGGAGCAGTTTGTTGGGCTAGGGGATTCGACGATGGCCTGGAAGGCGGACGCTCCGATTGAACTGGACAACACGGACACCAAGAAGCTCAAGCCGATTGAGGAGAATGGTCGCGTTGTCGACTACCGGGATGTGAGCATCCGGGGATACCTGTCGACGTTCGGGAATTTCGACCGGGACGGCGAGGCGGTTGAGAAGGGGGCATTCATCGAGACCCTTAAGGAGTTCATGCGTCGACCGACGATGCTCGTCGACCATCGCAACTCGGCTTTCTCTGTGGCTGGCCGTTTCACCAAAGCGGTGGAGGACTCCAACGGGCTTTACGTCGAGGGCATGCTCTCGAATGCACCGGACATGCAGGGCATCCGGTTCCGCGTGGCTGAGGGCGACCTGAAGACTCTTTCGATGGGCGGCGTGTTTCACCGCAACCTTGAGAAGAGGAGCATCTTCAAGGTGCAACTGTTCGAGGGCTCCATTGTGGCGGTGCCGGCGAATTCCGAGGCGATGTTCTCCGTTCGCACTCTGGCCGACGCCGAGAAGAAGGCTTTGAGGTTGGGCGAATCGTTCCCTCTGGACAACCCTGCAATCCCCTGGGTGTCGGCGGCGTAAACCATGCGGGGAAGCCGCTCGCAGCGAGGGGGACCTGGGTTGCCAAAAGCAACGCGCAATCGGGTTAACACAACAATCGAAACGACAATCGTATGAAGGACAAGCTCATCAAGAAAATCGCTGCGCTGAAGGCGCTCATCAAAACCGCAACCGACCAGAAGGCGACCGCTGAGACGGTCAAGACTCTGACCGATGAACTGGCGGAGGTGCAGGCGGACCTCGCTGCCCTGGAAGCCAAGGAGGCGGATGACGCCGAGGCTAAGGTGACCATGGAAGAGATGACCGCCAACATCAAGGCGGCGGTCGAGTCGGTCATGGATGAGCGGAAGCTCAAGTTCACTGACTTGGCCAAGACGGTCAAGGAGGCGGTGGAAGCTCAGTTTGCCGGCATGAAGGAGTCCGAAATCCGGACGTCTGGCCGGGAGGCAATGGGCAAGCTCATCAAGGAAATCATCGGCAAGGGCGAGGCTCAGAAGCCGGACAACAAGATGTTCGGCGGGGCTCAGGGCTCGGCTCAGGCTCCTCAGGGTGAGGCCAAGACGCCGTCGCACATCGAGATTCCGACGACGCTGAACGCGGGCAACCTGCCGGTTCACTTCAAGCAACTCTTGAATGCCATCAAGAAACGCCCGCAGAACGATGGCATTTCCGAGGACGTCATCAAGGCTCACGAAGAGCGCGGTTGGGGCCTCATCGTTCGGGCTCGCGAGGCCGAGAAGGTTTCGCGCTTCGAGGGGACCAAGGTGCTGTCGACCGGCGGCAGTGGGACGGGTGCTGAGTGGATGCCCACGGTGTTGGGTGCTGAACTCATGCGCCGGCTCTACCTGCAATCGGAGCTTGCGCGACTGTTCATGGCTCGCGAAATCGAAATGCCTTCGGGCACGTTCGAGCTTCCGTTCAGCACCACTCGCCCGACGTTCTACATGCGGACGGCGACGCCCGGCTCGGGCGCTGTTGCGGAATCCACTCCTGGGACTGCCAAGCCGCAACTTGTGGCTCAGACGTTCAAGGCGATGGTGACGGTTGAGGACGAGGCGAACGAGGACAGCATCATCGCAATGCTCCCGACGCTTCAGATGCTCCTGGCCGAGGCGGCTGCCGACGCCCTGGAAAGCGTCATCCTGAACGGCGACATCACGGCGACGCATCAGGACGCGGACACCAACGCAATCACCAACGCGGCGGAGAAGTCTTTCGCGGGCCTGCGCAAGTTGGCGCTCGCGGTTGCGGCTCTCAACGAGTCTTGGGCCTCGGGCGGCGTCAGCACCGCCAACATGGGCTCCCTGCTGAAGAAGCTCGGCAAGTACGCCAAGGTCAATCCGGGCGGCAGTTGCGCCTGGGTGTTCGGCGAGAAGGGGCACACCGATGCCCTGCTCAACACGGACGTCCTGACCTGGGACAAGCGCGGGCCGACGGCGTCGACCCTGACCGGCGAGTTGCCGACGTTCCTCGGAATCCCGGTGATTGCGTCCAGTCGCCAGCGTGAGGACGTGAATGCTTCGGGCGTGCAAGACGGCATCACCACTGACAAGCGGCTCGCCTGTTTGGTGAACCACACTCGATTCCTCCTGGGCAACCGGCGGGACTTTACCATCGAGACTGACCGGGACATCCAGAACGGTAAGACCATCATCGTCGCGAGCTTCCGGAAGGCGTTCAAGCCGATGGAGACTCCGTCGGCGACCATCTCTTCGGTGGCATACGCCTACAACTTCTAAGTTGCGCTGAGGCGCTTACGGGAGTAGACACGGGGCCGAGGCCGACAACCTCGGCCTTTTTCCTTTCATGAAGCTGATACGATTCGAAGGACCGGCAAACGGGGTCCAGTACTCATGGATGGGCCGTCCAAAGGTGGGGGATGCCTACTACGTGACTGACAAGGACTGGGAAGGGCTTTCGCAACATGACCCGACAAAGTTCACGTTGTGCGACCTGAAAGCGAAGCGAATCAGGATTGTGAACGAGGCCGAGGCAAACCGCGTCCGGGAGCGCGACCTCTGCGAGCGGTCGAGGCTTGAACTCATCGAGATGGCCAAGAACGCGGTGAAGACGCCGATACCACCGGCGCGAATCAGGATTTACTCTCGGCGACAGTTGGCGCGAATCATCATCCACGGAGCAACATGAGCCTGACGAATCCCTATTGCACACTTGCCCAGTTGAAGGAGGAGTTGAAGATAGCCTCCTCGGACACCAGCAAGGACACGGCGCTTGAGAACGCAATCAACCGGGCGTCGAGGTGGGTCGAGTGGTACACCAACAAGGTTTGGCACAAGCTGGACTACTCGTCGACCGCACTTACGATTCGCGTTCCAAACAAGGCGGGCTTCCGGGTGGAGGGGTCGAGGATTTACTGCCCTGGGCCGTTCTACTCTGTGACCTCGGTCAAGGAGGGGTCAGACACGCTTGTCGCGAATCAGGATTACTACCTCGATTACGACGATACGGTAATCGTGCGCGTTGACGACGGGGTGGAAACCGAATGGGACTTCATCCCACCGGAGGTAGTCATCGAGTTGAAGGGCAAGTTCGGTTACGACACAACCGACGGGTCAACGCCGGCGGCTGCTCTGCCAAGCAACGTGAGCTATGCGACGGTGCTTACGGCCGCATCGTTCTCAGGCGAGAACCGCAAGCAAATGCAACGGGCCGACGGGACCACTGAGGAGGTGGTGCTCAAGAAGATTCCCGATGTGGTGTTTCAGATGCTCGGGAAGAGTGGCGTGATGGGTGCGGGGCAAGTAACCTTCTGACCATGCGAATCAACCTTAGACGTCGAATGTGGAACACCAACGCAATCGTGGCAATGCTCCTGGCCATCTGGGCTCGGGCGGCAGACCTCACGTTCGAGTGGGATGACCCAAACGGCACCAACGCTCAGGTGGTGGCCTATTACGTGAAATCGAATCGTCCGCCGGATACCAACTGGACCGTCGTTGCCAAGAGTCTGGGGACAACCAACGTCCCGCCGGCGAGGGTCGCGGTTGTCACCAACGTGACGCCTGGGCTCATCAACTTCCATGTCACAGCGAGCAACCTCTGGGGGGAAAGCTTCCCGTCGGAGGTGCTCACTCTGCCGGCTACGAATCGGGAGCCGACGTTGATTCGAGTCCGCGTTGACTATCCCTTCCGACCGTGATTCCGCTAAAAATCACCATCAACCACCGGCGAGCCGATGATATGCTCGCGGCGGTCAAGGATGCTCTCTCGCCTGAGAAGACTCTAGGGGTGGTGAAGAGGGAGGGGCTCATCACTCTGGGCAACCTCAAGCGCAAGACGCCGGCGAGGTGGACCGGCCAAACGCGCAACGCCTGGGTGATGGTGGAGCGGAAGAACAACAACGGAGTGCGACTCGTCAACCTGACCAAGAATCCGCCGGTGATGTGGTTTCTTGAGCGAGGGACGGCAAACGGAGGGACCGGTCGCATCTACCCAAAGACCAAGAAGGCCCTTTACATCCCGCTTCGGAGGCAAGCCGCTCTCGGGTGGAATCCCTCACTGATTCGCGGTGTTGACTACATCCTGCGGAAGTGGGTGCGCGGAATCAAACCGATGTGGATTGCCAGGAATGAAGGGAAGGAAGCGCGGGCTCGGCTGAAGGAAGCCATCAACAAGTACGTCCGGGACATCGTCGCGAGGTTCAAATGAGCTACTATCAAGCGGTCGCCACGGCAATCATTGCGAGGCTTCAGGGGCACAACGTGACCGGAGGCTACCTGTCCGGGTTCGTGTTTGAGTCCAAGCCGATTCAGGAACTGCTTGGGCGCAAGGATTGGCCGATGGTGGTGTTCCAAGGGATGACGGTGACCGAGGAGACTCACAACTTGCGGGTGGTGAAATCACTGGTTGAGATGCAGTTCGTGCTTTGCACTGACGCCTCTGCGGGATGGCCAGAACATGGGCGGTGTCTCGATGCGTTCCTCAACGCACTTGACCGCGTGCCTGGGGGACTGCAAGACACGCTCGGGCTCAACATTGCGAACGTGCGAAACGCGAGCCTGTCGGACCAAAACCCTCTTGACATCTCGATTCGGAGTCTCATTGTCCCGACCATAGTGATGAACCCAACGTTGAAAGGCGAAAGGTAATAAATGCAAGGTCCTCTCCATACAATCCCTGCGCTTTTGCTGGCGCGTTATTCGTTCTACTTCGCGGAAGACGCCACAACTGCGGCGGCTGCGAGGACTGCGGGCTACCGATACATCGGGAACGGTCCCTCGATGCGTATCGTGAGCGAAGCGGCGAAGGTTGACCACATCGGAAGCTATGGCGGCACCGGAGTTCAAGACTACTCGGCGGTGACGAACGCCAAGGTTGAGTACGAGTTGACGCTCGACGAAATCAACTACGACAACCTGATGCTCCTGTTCCACGGCGACACTGCTACTGGTTTCACGCAAGCGGCCAAGACTGTGGAAGCGGTCGACACCATCGACTTCTCATCGTTGACCTGGAGCAAGAGCAAGCTGCACCCGCTCATGGCTTCTTCCGCATTGCTTCGTCAACTGTCGTTGGCGGTGTTCACCACGGAAGCGCCGGTGTCTGTGACTGTGACCAACGCGACCGACGTTGTTGCCGAGTCGAATCACACTCGCGTTTCCGGCGACGCTGTGGTTGTGAGCGGCACGGCGGCTCCTGCTGGGCTAATCAAGGGCGGCATCTACTACGTGCGCGACGTGGTGGCTTTGACCAGTTACAAGCTCGCGGCGACGCCTGGGGGCGACGCCATCAACATGACCACGGACGGGACGAGCGTGACGGTAGCGAAGGCGCTTGTGCCCGAAACCGACTACCATGTTGTGCTCCGGACCGGGATGGTGCAGTTCCTGACTTCGCAAACGGGCGTTGTCCGACCGATTGTCACTTGCCCGGCGATTACGACCTCGGGGACCTACGCTATGCTCGGCATCACGCCGTTTACGAATCCGGCGCGGAACGGCATCGGGCGTCTGGTCATCGAGGACGGTTACGACGCGGACCCGGTGTTTGCTGACCACGAAGGTTTCCCCTGTGACCTGTCCATTATGGCGGGTCCGGAAATCAACGGGCAGGACTTGGCGAACTTCCAGTTGCGGGTAAGCCTGAACAGCAAGCTCGCGTCCACCATCTACCAACGCATCGCGGCGTCGCAGCGGTCATGATTGACCTGCCTTCCAACGTAGAAGCGGTGGCGAAAGGCTTCTCCGGTCTGGATGACGCAGCGAAGGCGTCCATTCTGCGGGAGCTTCGTGAGATGAGCCCGGAGCGGCGCGCGGCGAAGATTTCCGTGGCGATGGCTCGGGAGGATTTGGAGTCGGCGTTCATTCGTCACATGGTGACGAAGCCGGCTCAGGAGCGGGTCGACAGCCCGCACGTCAAGGTCTTCAATCCCCCGGATGTGGGTTGAAGTAGGGTTGCCATAGGTTGAGGGTGTCCGAGGTTTCCCCCGAGGGACACGGGGTTTTTCGGACACCCTTCCTTTTTTGGGGTTGCCGTCTGCTGGTCGAGGTGGTAAGGCTCGGCCATGGAATCCTTCGACAACATCCCGGAAGTCCAACTCTCTGAAATCCTGCAAGGCGGTGCCGTCATCGCCGTGCGTGTTCTGCAACCTGCGACCGACTCTGGCCAACCGGCCTACAAGGAAGAGCCTCTCAAGGTCCGCAAGGTGTCCAAGGCCAAACTTCAGGAGTACGCCCAACTCAACTCAGGTGGCGACATGCTTGCACTGGCAGCGTGCTTGACTGGAAGGTCGGGTGAGTGGTTGGAGCGGGTCCATGACGACGACTTCTCGAAAATCCTCGATGAAGGGAGGCGGCTAAATTTTTCGTCCTTGGCCGGTTTCTACCGTCAGCGGACGGCGACAATCGGCCTCGTCGAAAAGTTCAGCCAAGAGGTTACGGCAGCGGTGAAGCAGGCCCTGGAGTCCGCCGGCTCAAGCGGGCCTACTCTGGGCCAGTAGATGACCGGCACTTCCTGGGTGAGACGATTGAGCTTCTTGTCTCGTCTGGGCACCGATTCTCCGACCTGGACGATTACTGTCCGGAACTCCTTGAGTACCTTGCTTGGCTCATCCGCCGGCGGAAGGCGCGGGAGTGGGCTCAACGGGACATCGCGTTCGCGTCGCTTCTGAGGGTGGCTTTCCACGGTGGCGCAAAGCCGTTTCGTGACACGTTGTCCGAGTTGCGCGATGCCTACGAGAAGGCGGGCGGGCTCACGGCAGAGCAAATCGAGCACAGGAAACGCCTTGCAAGAGGCGACAAGCAGGGATAGACACCCGTCATGGCTTCGCAGAATCAGGTTGAACTTATCCTTCAGGCGGTCAATCGGGCGAACCAAGGCATCGACCAAGCCGTAGCCAAGCTGAATTCCCTGGACGGTATTGCGGCTCGGGCCAACGCCAAGATTGCGGGGAGTGCGAAACAGGCTGACGCAAGCTTCGTCGGGCTCGCGGGGACGGTGGGAAAGTTGGCCGGAACTCTCGGGGCGGCTCTGTCGGTTGGCGCGTTGGTGCAGTTCACGAAACGGTCCCTCGAAGCGGCGGCGTCGATGCGGGACCTTTCGTTTGAGACCAACATCAGCATGAAGGAATTGCAGGCGTTCAAGCTTGCGTCTGCTGAGGCCGGGGTGAGGGGAGGCCAGTTCGAGGGGGCAATCAGGCGGCTCAACGCGGCGATGGCCGAGTCCTCAGACCCTGGGTCGAAGGCGGCTCAGATATTCAAGGAGATGGGGATAAACGCGGCGGACGGCAACGTCTCTGAAATGCAGACCGCCGACGTCTTGCGGCAGGTGACAAGGAGCTTCCGAGAGCATGCCGACGGTGCTCGCGAGGCGGCGGTGGCGCTGGAGTTGTTCGGCAGGTCGGGCACCAAGTTGCAGCAGTTCCTCAACGAGGGGCCTGCGGGCCTGGACGCTGCGGCTGAGGCTTTGCAGAAGATGGGCGGTGGATTCTCCGAGGAGTCGGCGAAGGAGGCGGATGCGTTCCTTGAGCGATTGGACCGGTTGGTCATGGTGGCTCAAAGGGTGGCGGTTGAGATAGGTGGGCCGGTGGTGACGGCTCTTGAGAAGATGGTTGGCGGACTCAAGGCAGCGTCGATGTGGGTTGGGGACCTGTCGGTCCGCATGGACAACTGGTTTTTTCGTGGGCCTGGGGAGATAGACACCAGCACGCCAAAGAGCAACAAGCCGGCGGCGGCTACGGCCGCAACGCCGAGTGTGGTGGCTGGGTCTGCGGGGATGTTCCCGTCCAAGGCTGAGTTCGAGAAGCGGGCTCGGGACGCGGCGTCCTCGACCCGGGAGGTAGAGAAGCAGACCAAGGCGGTTACTGAGTTGGAGATGGTGGAGCAGAGGCTTTCGGCTGTGCAGGCGGAGAACGCTCTCAGGCTGGCCGAGATAGCTGCCGATGAGGAAACCGGGGCAATCAGGAAGTCGGAGGCGGACGCGAGGAAGATAGAGGCGCTCGACGCCTACAACGCCAAGCTCGATGACACCATCGCCAAGTTGGAGGCAATCGCGAAGGCGGGCGGGCCTGATGCGGCTCAGGCGGGACTGGGGGCTACCCGGCTGCGCGGGGAGCGTGCGAGTGCGCGAGGGGCTGCGGGAGGGCTCCGCCGGCGACGCTCGGGCTCGATTCAAGGCGGGTTGACTGATTTCGCGGAAGGGCTCACTGGGTTTGAGGACCGGGCCAAGCTTGTGGCCGAGACTCTCAACGGGACTCTCAGGCCGGCGATGCAGGGTGTGAGTGACGCCATCTACGGGATGGTGACTGGGACGGCGACATGGGGGCAGGTGTTTCTCCAAGTCGGGAGCCAAATCCTGAAGTCAATCATCGACATCGGCGTCCAGTTCGTGACTCAACAGTTGGTCATGCAATTGGCAAGCAAGGCGACGGCATCGGTGAACAGGACAACGGCGGCGGAGAACAAGGCGAACAACGCCGGTAACCTATCGACCGGGCTTGCCGCTGGCGTGGGGACGTCTGCTGGGCAGGGCGGTTGGGTGGGTGTCCTGATATACCTCGGCGTCATTGCGGCTGCCCTGGCGGCTGTGGCGGCGTTGAGCGGAGGCTTTGCGGAGGGAGGGTACACCGGGACGGGTGGAAAGTACGAGGTGGCAGGGGCGGTGCATCGCGGCGAATTCGTGATGCCGAAAGAGGTGGTGGACTCTTGGGGGCCATCTCACTTCCAGCGATACTTGAATCCTCACGCGACTTTCGCGCCTCCGCAATTCACTGGTGCCTTCGCGGCGGGCGGGCTTGTTGGCCTGGGCGCTGTGGGGGCGGCGGCTGCGAGTGCGACCAAGAAGGCCAACTTTGGCGTCAACGTGGCGGTGGTCAACACGCGGCAGGCGATGCGCGAGTTCCAGCGCAAGGACGGGACGAAGGTGGTCATGGACCAGATGAAGAAGCGCGGCAACCGAGTTGTCTCATGAGCTTGCCTGTTACCTACCGGGGTTACACGGTTCCAATCCTCACCGTTGAGCCAAACCTGTCGGAGGGGTTTACGCTCACATCGCGGTACAAGACCATCCTGGCGGAATCCCTCGACACAACGGAAGAGCGGCAGGCGTGTTTCCCGCGACCGCTCTACGGGGTCAAGTTCACCGGGCTTCTGCGGGATGGGCGTGACACGGGTTACACCCGGAGGTTGACGGACCTGTCGATGGCCAAGGTGTTCGGGCAACCGATATGGTGCGCGGAGGTCCTGCTTACGGCCGGGGTTTCTGCCGGGGCGACCTCGCTGACGGTCGAGTCGGTGACCGACACTCTCTGGCCGGTCATCTACGACTACGGGATTCTCTGGACCGACATGTTTACCTGGGAGGTCATCGAGTGTTCCGGGGCCTCCGGGACGGCAATCACTTTGGCGACGGCGTTGACGGGCTCCTGGCCGGCGGGGACGCGGGTGATTCCGGTCCTGTTCGGCAAGTTGGAACGGCCAACGTTCACCAACCTGTCGGACCAAGTGGCGACGGTGGATGTGGTTTTTGAGGAGCGATTCCTGCCGGGCCTGACCGTCTACGACCGAATCGAGGAGGGTGTTCCGCCGTTGACCCTGACCGAGCCTGCTTGCAAGGATTACTTCGAATTGAGCTTCGGGATTGAGGATGGTTTCCAATATTGGGTTCAGGTGGCTGAGTCATCGACCGGACCGTGGGACGACCTAATTCTTGCGCAACCTACGGAGAGTGAGAGAGCGTCCGGCACCAAGACAGTCAAAATCAACAACGATTACGAAGGGGCGTACTTCTTCCGGGTGCAGAAGCGCGATGGGTCAACGGTGGTCTACTCGACTGGGGCGAAGAATCCGGGTGCGTCGCTTGTTGGCGTGCCAACGTTCGTGGGAATGGAGGGGACTGGCTCATCGCCCGTTGGATTCATCCTCTTGGACAATACCGGATTGGTTCGACCGGTCTCATGGATTGAGAATCCAATCCAAAATCTACTCGACACGTATATTGCTCCAGCTGGTCGAGTGCGCTACCCAAGCCAACTCTCGAATCCCTACGACTTGCGCGTAACCCAAGAGCGAGTTGTGTGGTCATTGGACAACATCGCCGATGACATTCACTGGACTGATGACGGGACCGAACCGCTTGAAACCACGGTCAATCCTGCGAGAGATGGAGTTGCAAATTCTGCCGGAGCTTACCGGCGTCAGTTCGGTTTGGCGCTCAAAGCGCGATGCTGGCGCGGCGGGTGCCCATCGCCCTACGTCGTAATACTTGTGGACAAGCTGGTCTATGCTCGGGACCTGACGTTCATCTCGTGTTTGCAGGACTTCGCTTCGAGCTACGCCGCTTGCGATTTGCCAAAGGCGGACGGGACGCGGTCGGGTGCTGACTGCGACCTTGTTTACGGTGGTCAAGGAGCGTTCGACGCAGCCCTCACGGCCTATGCCTGTGCGGCCAAGTCGACCGGCAACCGCGACTTCCAGTTGAGCTACTCCGATGTCCGGTCGGTTGAAGCTCCGACCTCGTTTGGATGGAACGGGCACTACCTGTTTGTCACGGATGGAGAGTTCAACACCACCGTTATGAATCGCGGCGACGGTGGAAGGTTCGACCCGTTTCCGTTCTGCTTCTCTAACATTGTCGCGGGGTTCAACTCGCTCAGTCCGTCCTACGTGCAGGGAAGCACGGACTTGATGGGGATAGGTGGAACCATCACAGCGTTCAAATCGCGAGTCGACCAGCTGTTTGCGACGGTTGCTGGCCCGGGTTGTCCCAATTCGACCAACGAGCTTTCGGAGTTCCACATCCTTTGCACCCTGGCCGATGACTTCTTCCCGCCTCCGACAACTCCAGACCCAGACCTTGACGACTACGTCCCGCCTCCGGACCCGCCAGCACCGGCTTACAAGCCTGACGGTGACGACTTCGAGGACTACTTGGAAGGGACGCCTTCGCCGAGTGCGCCACTGTCGGCTGGCCAGGGCATGAGTGGGTCCTGGGAAATCGCAGAGGCATACTTTGGCATCGGCTATGAATCATGGGATTACCCAACCGGAACGGACGAGACAGCGTTCATAGGTGGGACAGGCTGGTTTGGAGGGTGGGCAATTGAGACGACTCCAGTGTGGTACTCGCACAACTTTGACACGGAAACGGTTCAAAGCGGAGCGTCGCTGCCAGACCTATCGGCCATCCCCGTTGTGGCTCTCACTGGTGGCACTGGATGGAGCGCGGTTGCGGGTGAGGAAAGTTGGGTTGCGCGACCGTCTCCAATCGTCGGTTATGATTCATTTGACAGCTACGCTGAGGGCACACCGACTCCGCTTGACGGTGGTGTGAATTGGGCTGGTGATTCTGATTGGGAAGCGGTATCGGTCTGAGAAAGGAAAACCATGAGTTGGTCAATCGTAGAGCGGACGGTGGGTTCCGAAACCGAGCGAAGGTTCAGCCTGGGTGCTATCACGGCGGGCAGGGTGATGGGGCTTGGTTCGACGTGGAACAAGCTCAGAATCGGAATCCTGTCGACGGTTAATACTCCGAGCGCAAGCATCTCTGGGCCTCCAATCTTGGCGTTTGGCGTGTGCAAGGACACAACGAACCTGTACGGCGATGCGACTACCGACCCCTTCGTTGGCGCGGTTCAGCAGTTGAATCCGTTCACGTACTCGTATTACGACGCGACACACCGATACCTCTACGGCAGTTTCTACGAGGCAAAGAAGGTTGGGTCGATTCAAACGGTGGGTGGCGGCGGATTGGCGTACCCGGTTTACTTCGGAGGATGGCCGACTTCGGAGCGCACAGCGGTTTTTCTGGAAATCGAGAAGGGGTCCCCTAACTTCACGCTCCAGATGTGCCACAAGAACAACTTGGACCTTGTTGATTGCAACGTCGCAAAGTTCAGGTCATGCATGGAGGCGGTGGACCTAGCTGGAATTCGTTCCATTCTCGGGACTGGTGGGCACGCTGTTGGCACTGCGCGGACTTTGGCTGTCAATGAGGGAACCGATGGGTATCTCAACGCTGTGGCGCTCTATTGGGAACGGTCGACTCCCGAGTGGGAAATCTCCGAGGTGGCCTTCCGAGCTTTGTCATGACCTACCTTGGGGCAACTGTTTTCGACTACAGGCCCAACTTCAAGGAGCTTGAGGCGGGGCAGCTTGATGACTTCGTTTTCGAGTCAACCGGCTCCGGGGCTTTCACACCGTGGAAACCGACAACGAAGCCAAAACGGTCCGGCAAGCTGCCGTTCATTCTGCCGACGCCTGGGGACCAGAGGACGTTTCGCCTGCTGGTGCAGGAAATGGAGGGGGCTCGCAACGGGTTCTGGCTCCCGCTGTGGACCACTGACTACGCAGCGACTCAGGATGCCTTGACGTCGGCAACCACGATTCGAGTCCGGGCCATTGGCCTTGAGCAGAAGCGGTCCTTTGGGGAGCAGTTCCAGCACCTTTGCATCGCCACGATAGACAAGTTGGAGGCGTACGAGATTGCGTCGGTGACAGACCTTGGCGGTGGTGTGGAGGAAATCACGCTGACCTCGGGGCTCACAACGGCTCTGGACTCAAACGTCTCAGCGGTGTTCGGCCTTATCTGGGCTCGCATCGAGGATGATGAGGTTGAGTACAGCTTCCCGGGCGGGTGGGGGGTGGCCGAGGTGACGTTGAACTGGACTGAGCTTGGGGCTCAGGCGGCGGCGGTTGAGACGTCGGCCAAGTACGCTTACCTCTACCAGTTCACGCGGGGAACGGTGGTTTGGAGGTGGTGCAACTACCCGGTGCAGGTGACGGTTGGAGCAGCGGTGTTCACGCCGGCGGACATCACTCACGGCGAGCTTCGCTCCGGGGTGGACTTTCTTGCGGAAGAGTTCGAGCTTACCCTCGCGACCGATGACCCTTCCTCGCCATTCGCTGAGAGCTACGCCCGCAACTGGGCGGTGCCTGTTCTTCTCGACGTTTTCCGGGTGGACCTGGAGGCAATCCCGGGCGCACTCCCAACGGCGGACTATACCGGGATGGTGGTTTCCGCTGCGGTTGCTGGGAATGGGGGCATGCGATTGAAATGCTCCTCGGTCATGAGGATGAGCGAGCTTCAGGTTCCGGTTGTGGCCTATTCGCGGCTGTGCCCGTTCCGGCTCTTCGACACCAACTGCGGGGTGGCCGAGGCCAGTTTCACCACGGCGGGCACCATTGACGCCATCACCGATGACTACGTCGAGGCGTCCGAGTGGGCTGCCAAAGCCACGGCGGAGTCTGACGTCAACTGGTTTGCCCTGGGCAAAGTCATCGTCGGTGATGAGGTCCGGTTGGTGACTGGACAGTCTGCCGGCAAGCTGTACATCAACCTTCCGTTTCGGGACGCCATTGTGGGTGACGCGGCGTCCGCGACCACGGGGTGCAACAAGAGGCTGACGGGATGCACGAAACACGCGAACACGGCTCGGACGATGCAGTTTACCTACATCCCGAGGCAGAATCCGCAACTGGAAGCATTGGCAACGCCCAAGTCGGGCGGTGGCAAGAAGGGTTGATTCCGTACTTCGACAACGAGGAGGCCAAGGCCCGGCTCCGGGCTGAGTTCAAGCAGAGGGACGGGGTCCGGTTCAGCAAGGGGTGCGTGGGCGGGTTGGACTGCCTGAACTTTGCGGCGGAGTGCATGTTCGACTCTGGCGCGATTCAACGAATCGAGCTTCCACGCGAGTACGCGATGAACGGCGCGGGGTCCGAAATGCTGGCGCTCATTCGGGGAGCGATTGCGTCGGTGCCCAACATGCGGCGGGTGTGGGAGGCGGGGGACACGTCGGCTCCGGAATCGGTGGTGAGGTTTGGCGACGTGCTCATCGTGGCGGGCAAGAAAGCCATGAACCACTTCGCCATCGCCGGCGATTGGCCAGACGTTTGGGATTGCTTCCCTGGGCGGGGGGTGTCAAGAGGGAATCTGTTCGGAGGAAAGCTCCTTCGACGTCTTAACTCAGTCTGGCGAGCCTATGGCCAATCGAAGATATTCAACGGCGGCAGGGCTGGGGCAACCTGACCCAATCAAGGTGGGGCGGCAGTTCCGGATTTCGGTCAACGACTTCGGCTCTTCTGAGCAGGCATCGCCAATCCCGGCGCTTTGGGGTGGGACGGCCAAGTTGTCCGGCAAGTACATCTTCCCAATCTTCACGTTCCGGTCCGAGGAAGTGAAGCAGGACTACGACGTCAAATGAGCGTTGACTTCAGCCGGGTGATTCCGAAACCGCCGACGTCTCGGTCTGAGCTTTGGGTCATCGACTGCAAATCGGGGAAGTCCGGATTCGTTGCTGGGGTTGAGGTTCACGTCACTGCTTCGGGATGCAGGGTAAAGCGGGCGGCTCCAATCATCGGGTACATGACTGGGTGGGTGGGCAGGAAGGTCGAGGAATACACCGCGAAACGCGGGTGGAAACTGCTTAAGTATGGGTAAGAGCGCATCAGTCGTTGTCGGCTATACGTACTTCGGAAGCTACGCCATGGCGATTTGCCTGGGGCCGGTCGACATCTTGCACGCCATCTACAACGGGGACACGTTGGTGTGGGAGGGGCCTATTCTCCGCAGCGAGGCGATGGACGTCGACGGCATGACGGACCTGACCACGGAACTGGGCAACATCCGATTCTACTGGGGGACCGACACTCAGAATCAGGACGCAATCCTTGCAGCAGTCCAGTTGGACACGGGCCAAGGGACGGCGGCGGTGACGGTGCCAAACTGGCCGGGGCTCTGTTACGCGGTCATGAACGACATCGCCTTCGGGCAACAGACGGTTCCGCCTCAGCTTTACTTCGTCGTTTCCAAGTTCCCAGATGCTCTCGGGTTGAATGCTGCGGACGCGATTACGGCCGTTCGCGTGACGAACGCCGGCGAGGGATACAACGCGGCTCCGACGGTTTCCTTCGGCGGGCCTGGGGCCGGGGCGGCGGCGACCGCAATCGTCAAGGACGGGAAGGTCATCGGATTCGAATTGACCAACGGCGGCTCGGGTTACGCGACTCTGCCGACTGTGACGTTGACCCCGACATCTGGGGGCACTGGGGCAACGGCCAAGGCGACGACGTTTGCGGAGGTGGAAGGGGACAGTCACATCCCGGAGGTGCTTTACGAGGCGCTTCGGTCCAGGTTTGGACTCGGGCTTGCGTCTGGTCTGATTGACTCCTCTTCCTGGGCCACCGTCGGCGAGACGTTGTTGGACGAGGACGTTACCGTTTCGTGCTGGCAGGATGACTACCGCTCCGCTCGCGACCTGATTGGAGCGGTGCTTGAGTACTGCGACGGCGTCATCACCCGGGAGGCCGGCAAGCTCAAACTCAAGCTCATGAGGAAGGAGGACCCGTCGGGGGCTCCGCTCATCGACGAAACGGCTCTGACTGATGAGCCGCAGATAGACAACTCGCAGTTCGGCGAGACCTACAACGTGGCTCAAGTTGCGTTCATGGACCGGGACAACTCCTGGGAGCAGAGCATCGAGGTTTACGAGGACGGGGCAAACACTGACATGCTCGGCGGCGAGATACGCACTGAGCAGTTTGACAGACCGTTCGTGACGCGGCGTTCGGTGGCCAAGACCTTGGCCAAGCAGTACGGAATCAAGGGTGGCGTGCCATCGGTCGAGTATCGACTCAGGCTCCTACCGCAGTATCGGACGCTGAAGCCGGGCGACCTGATTCGTCTGTCCTGGGCGGCGAGGGGGATTGTTGAGGAGGCTTTGCGGGTCATGGAGGTTACCCTTGGTGAGGAGCAGGAGCGGATTGTCTCGGTGCTCGCGGTGACCGATTGGACCCGTGACACGTCAAACGACTACGTCATTCCGGATGATTACTTCGAGGTGGGCGGATTCGTGGACAAGGACGGCAAGGACGAGTTCGCCATCACCTCCCAGCAACCGAGGTGCCTGACTCTTCCGGAAGACCTGCGCAACATTCCCGGGAGCGGCGATGACGGGGTGTTCGTTTGCATTCGACGGGATGACCCGTCGGTGAACGCGGGGCAGGTGTTCGTGACCTGGAATCCGGCCATCCAAGAGTACGAGAACAAGGGAGTGCTTCAGACCTTTCCGATTCAGGCCGAGGTAATCGGGTGGCAGCGTGCGGGCGTTGAAACCAACCACTGGCTCATCCGGTTGCGCGTGACCGAGTCAATCGACATCGACGCCCTGACTGGTTACCTCACGCCTGGGACCGAGTACGCTTTCGTTTCCGATGGGCAGACGGTGAGAGCGAAACGAGGTGTCACGTTCTCTGCCGGGTGCCGGTTGGACGGGGTGTGGAGCTTCCTGAAGTCTGGCCATTACACTGGGACTCCCTACCCGGGAGTGTTCGATTTCGAAGTCTACCAAGAAACAGGGTCCGACTGGAATGAGGAGCGGATGGCGTTGGAGCTTTCGGCCACGGCGATGAGGGGCCCCTCAAGCGTCATGGCGGTGGCGACCCGGAAGAAACTGCCGGCGGTGCAGTTCTCCGACTTCGCGTTTCGCGAGAACGTCGGGAACACTCCGCTTTCGGGCGTCGGGACTCCAGACGCCGATTGGAAGCGGTACGTCAAGGTGCCGGTCAAGAACATCAAGACCGTGCAGACGGTGGACGATGCGACGGCATGCTACCTCGACCGAAACGATACGACCGAGGGCGAGGTGACCTACTCTCCAAACTGGGGCGGGCGGGCTCTGGTGCTGGCTGAGAGGCTCGATTACCTCGCGGGGATAGTCATGGCTGGGGGAGGGGCGACAACTGACTATCTGGCTGTGCAGGACCTGGACGTTGGGCTTGGGAAGGTGCTTGACGGAAACGAAACGACGGCGGAGGAATTCGTCACGCTTCACACTGATGCCGACCTGTTGGCCCAGTGGGACGTTGGCTATTACAACGGGACGAGACTATGAGACTGACTGAGCTTCTCAGTGGTGCAATCACTCCGACAAGACGTGCTCGGTACGTCGAGGCGTTGACCGGCAACAGGAAGTGCGTCGAGGGAGTGGTGGTGACCGCCGGCGGAACGGGATACTCGAACAGCTTTGCCGTGACCGGCTCCGGAGGTGGTGGGACAGCCTTCGCTGGGACTGCCTACGCCGTTGGCGGGGTCATCAAGTACGTCGAGACCACGGCTCACGGGGACAACTACACTTCGGCTCCGACACTCGATTTCTCTGCGGGCGGAGGGTCTGCGGCGACCGGCTCGGCAATCATGGCAGCCAAGAGTCTGGCCTCGATTGTGACGACCGACCTGACTGTTGGGCTCCTGGTATCGTTTGCGGTGGGCACCACACTTTACCATTACATGCTTGCGGCCGGCACGGACGCGGAGTCATCGCCCACGATAATCCGACCGCTTGACTACGCCGGCGGGACGAACGAGAAGGTTTGGAAGCAACTCGGCGGAACATTGGCAACGTTGGTGCTGGTTAACTCGGACACCGGGTTGCAGCATGAACTGAGGATTCGCGGAAGTGCGGCTCCGTTCTCAACCGAAATCTCGGATGGCTACTGACATGAACCGGCCAAAGTTCCCGGAGAACCGTTTAGAAACAGAACCTGGATTGCCTATGAAGACTCGAATCAACCCAATCGTGCTCATCTGGATTCTGGCCTTGGTGGCATTCGCCTTGGCCAAGGCTCACGGCGCGACAACCTGGACGAACGCATCGCAAACCGTAATTGTGCAGGGGACCAACACCAGCACCAACACGGTCCCAAAGTGGGTCAAGCGAAACACCATCGGCAATTCACTCATCACCGACGATGGCGCAACGATTGGTTTCAACGGCGGCGTCCATGTCGGCGGGACTTCGACGGTGTCGGACAACAACCTTCTCGTCGACGGTGAGATTCAGACGGTGGGCAGGGTTGGAATTGGCGTGGCTCCTCTTGGGTCGGGGACTTCGCTCACGGTGTCGGGAGTCGGAAACAACTACGTTTCCGAGGCAAACACTGGGGTGAAAATCTACTCGCCTGGGGACGCTCAGTTGCGGCTCGGTGCTGACCCTGGGAGCAACATCGGATTCCTTCAAGCTGGTGTTGAGGGAACCGGAGCAGGGTTGCCGCTCATCCTCCAAGCGAACAACGGCAACGTCGGAGTGGGATTCATTGCACCCGGCGCGAGGCTCTCCGTGGACGGAGGGTTGAACGTCGGCTCCACAACTGACCCAGGAGACAACAATGCGTTGGTGCAGGGACGTCTCGGCATAGGGTATGACGGATTCTGGGGCTCCCATCCATTCTCGATTGTCTACTCGGGCACCTACAACAACGAGAACCTGGGGAGCATGTACCTGTTCTCGGCGGCTGGTGACACGGCGATGCACATTGGCACTGACGCGGCGAACGACGTTGGTTTCATTTCGACGCTGGCCCAGGCGACGTCATGGACGACTCGGCCTCTGGCGCTTCAGCCAAACGGTGGCAGGGTTGGAATCGGCACCATTGCTCCATCGGCAACGCTTTCGGTCATCGGCGGTGTTGGTGTTGGAACAACTCTTGACCCTGGTCCGGGGCGATTGGTGGTGACCAACTTCATGGGGGTGGGTCTAGGCGGGATTGCGTTGAGCAACAACGCCAACAACTTCTCGCTCGCTGTCGCCAAAAGGTCGGATGACATGAGCGGCAGGACGAACTCAATCTTTCTTGGCTGGTGGGGAAGCGGACTCGACCAGACCGGAATGGAGTTCAGGCACATCTGGACGGATGCCATGGCCAATCGGTCCATCTACGGGGTGTGGGAGTTGGGGACTTTCACTCCTGTCTTTGAGTCGGGAACGTTTGGCGGCATGTACCTTGGTGGCACGAATGCAACACCAAGCGGGTTCATGCATCTCGCTCCAGGTACGACGTCGATGGCGCCAATCGTCATCTCACCGTCCACTAATCTCTTGGCAACAAAGGTTGCCGGGTCTATCGAATCCACGTCGACAAACCTCTACTTCACCGACACTAACAGCATCCGCTACAAGGTCCTGCTGAACTGGACCAACTACGATGACGTCTCGGTTGGTGGCCTTACTGTGCCGGGGGGTTCGGCGGCTCCCACGCTCGGGGACTTCGCGGGAGGTTCGACGCTTCAGGTCTACCACTTCGATGCGGCTCAGGATGACACGGTGTACTTCTCTTGCCAGTTGCCGCACACGTACGTCCAAAGTGCTGCGATTTACCCGCATGTCCATTGGTGCAGGACAGCGGCTCCTTCGGTTGCGGCGAACACAAACGTCGTTTGGGAGTTGAACTACTCATGGTCGAGCATCAACTCTCCGTTCGCGGCGACGGCTCAGTTGCTGTTGACGAATGGGGTGGCCTCGGCGGATTGGACGCATCAGTACTCGGCATGGGAGTCAATTGCAGGAGGAACCAACAAGGTGTCTTCAATCCTGGTTGGGCGAGTGCGTCGGCTTGGAGCAAGCTCGGCTGCGGATACGTACGACCAAGACGTGGCTCTTCTGGCCATCGACATGCACGTCCCTGTCGAGTTCATCGTCAAGGAGCCATGAGACCGGATGATGATTGTCAAAAGGTCTGGGTTGCCCTTCTCGGGGCAATCCTGATTCTGGCTTGCGTGATGTTGGCGGCGGGATGTGCTCATCGACCTGCTGCGGTTGTCTTCTTCGACTGCTACACTAATGGGGTGTATCGCATCGAGGTGGTGGTTTCGAGGCTTGACAGTCCTGGGCTCTGGCGCGAGAAGCGGGACCATGAGAAAAGGCAAGATTCTGGCACTCCTCACTCCCGTTCTCGCGCTGGCTGCTGTGGCTGCAACGTCCAAGACGTTTCTCGATGACGCCTTAGTGACGACGTTCGGTCCGACTGACCAGATTCCGATTATCCTCGACCCGGCTGGCACTCCGCTGAACAAGCGGGTTGCGGCTTCAACGGTCTTCACTTCGACGCGGACTAACTCGACGTTCAAGGGGTCGACCACGGTTGACGCCCTGACCACGGCGACACTGACCAACTCGGGTGATTACTTTGGTGTGGCTGCGACCCTCACGGGCGACCTGACATTGTCGGGCGGCACGGCGAGCCGATTCATGGCGTTAAGCGCCGGCAAGGCTGCGGCCTATTCTGCGGCTTCCTCCGTTCTGGCTGCCACCATCACGGACGAGACGGGCTCGGGCGCTTTGGTGTTTGGGACGGCTCCGACCTTGAGCCTGTTGACGGTTGACGCGGTGACGGTGAGTGGACTCACAGCGAGTCGGCTGGTCTCAACAGACGGCGCGAAGGCGTTGGCCTCGGCCATCTCATCCGCGAACCTCGCGGCGTCAATCTCCGACGAATCAGGGTCGGGACTCGCGGTGTTCAGCGGAAGTCCGACTGTGACCAATGCCACAGCCAAGGGCTCCTTTGGCTTCGGACAGGTGACGAATGACACCACGGACTCGGCGACGAATCACTTGGTCAGCTTCACCGCCGGGGCTCAGGCGCTCATCACTGCGACGAACAACGTCCATGTCATCCCGACAAACACGGCGGCGGGCCTAAGGCTCACGGTGCTCATTGACGCCAACGGCTCGGCTCGGACAGTGTCGGTGCCGGCGACGATTCGCTCCTTGGGTCTGACCAATGGGCAGGCGACTTTGCCGAGTGGTAGCATCGGCAGACTTGAGGTCATCGGCTACGGCTCGGACACAACCAACGTGATTGCTCGATATGAAGAGTTTGCTTTCTAAGCTCCTGGGGGCGCTTGTCGCCATCACCGCCGTCTCGGCTCAGAATGTCATCACGGATTTAGCTGGGGTGCCTTATGCGGGCACGGACGGCTCGATTTACGTCGGATTCTCCTCGACGACCACGCTCGCGGAAAACGCGGGGCTGAAGGTGTCGAGTGGTGTCATCTACGACCTGCCGGCGATTACCTGGGACGGCTCAGGTATCCTTGAGGGCAAGATGACGTTTACGACTTTGACCAACGCTCGGGCATGGCAGGGGTCAAAGGTTGACTTGGGAGCGCGGCGAGCTTCGAGTTACGCCGCGTTCCTGAGCATCGTCACCGGGGAATCCGCGACCGCCGGCGATGCC